GTGTGGGTATGTTGGCCGACGCATAGGTCAAAGAAACTGGTGTTCCGAATGCGCCAGCACCCGAACCGGTGATAAAGGTATCAACAGTAGGGTACATGTTGCCACTGAGACGATTTACATTTCCGGTTAGACTGAACGTGGTTCCACCAATATAGTGTGGAATGGTACTGCTGTAAATGTAACTGGGAGCGGCCTGAGGAGCTATGGCTGTGGTGCTAAATTGCGGTGTACCCGGACTGCTGTTGTCGTAGTACCAGACCGGTGTCACAGTATTAGCTGTTATGGTATCTGCTAGATATATTTCGTTCCAACCTTGTGTCACTGTACCTGTGGCATAGGTACTGAATACATCGTAAAATCCGGCAATGATATTGGCATTGGCCGCATGATAATCTTCGTTGTTAAACACAACTAGACTTCCGTGTGTGCCATTGGCTGTGGGGTTGGCATTGGCAAAGAATGTAACATTTCCCACATCAACACTGTTGAGATATGCTGTGAGTACTCCAGCATTGCCAGGGCCCACTGTGAGTATCTGTGATGTGGTATAGCTGTTGTTGCGAACCACAGCATTGACCGCTGTTCCGGCCGAGACCACTTTGCTGCCAGTCTGTGTGTTATCAGACTGAGTCACTCCATTGGCCATGCGGTAACTGGCTGTGTTGGTCACGGTCAGTGGCACGTTGCCAGGAAAATTAGGAGGTGGAATTGGAATTAACAGACCCAAGATTTGATTCAGCTCGGCAATGCTGTTGGTAACCGACGACTGCGGAGAAAGATTAACAGCTCCAATAAGATTGCCCAGTTGAGGTGTACCAATCTGTAGACCCACTGTACCGCCAATGTTACCAGATGCTGTGATTACCACGTTACCTGTACCATTACCAGTCAAGATCACTGCGCCGTTGGCAATGTCAGTGCTGATGATGTTGTTGCTGAATGTGATGTTGCCGGTGTTGGCCTTGCCAAGACCTGTCAGTTGACTTCCGTTACCAAAATAATAGTTGGCTGTGATGTTGCCTAAGGTACTGATATTGACATTGCCTAGGTTGCCTAGGAAGTTGGCCACATTGGCATTGCCGTAGTTGCTAGCCACGTTGGTTAAATGTCCGCCGTCGCCGATGATATAGTTGCCGTACACGTTGCCCGATGCGCTGACGTAGCCATCGATCCGTATGTACATGGTTGGATTGCTTTCCAGGAAAGCGGCCACGTTGGCATTGCCATATCCACCCTGTTGATTTAGATTGACCCAGGAATTGATTTCTTGATTGTAGTATTCAATAAATCCACCGCTGTCGGTGTTGAATCTGATGATACCACTAACTGGCTCAGGCGGTCTTACATTGGTTCCGCCAACAGGCAACCCTACTCCGGTACTGCCCGAAGGTATCTGCCTGTTCTTTAAAAAATATCCCATTATATTGAAGTATAACTTGTAACCACTGTGATTGCGTTGGCAATCGATGCATTGGCTTGGATGGTGTCACCGTTGCTTAACAATAATTTTTCTGCGGCTGCATACAGTTGATAGGTATCACCGGTGGTCAACAGTATGGCACTGAGTGCAATGTTGTTGGTGGTAGCACTGCTGCCATTAGGAACCACAAACAGGTTGGCAGTGACATTGCCAGGACTCCAGTTGCACAAGGTCAAACTTGTGATGGCAGTGTTGCCCGAGCTGATATAAACGTTGGCCGGTGTGGTTGTTAGTGTAGCAGTTGCGATGGTCATAATGATCCTTAAAATATTAAACTGTAGACAATGGACTTGCTTTTGCTTATCAGCTCGTCTTGTGCTACATTGGAAGTAAAGTACAGGCCAGTGCCACCAACTCCGGCGGCATTGCTATAGATTATAACTGTGTTGGCGACACTGTTAGGTCTGGCAATATTGGCCAGGGTCTGGAATCCGTTTAGGTAGACATTGCCCAACACTGATGCCTGGCCAGATATGCCCAGGATGTTGTTGTTGAAGTCAAAGGTCAGATTAGGACTGGCACCAAATGTGGTATTGTTGTTGAACTGTATCTGTGTGTTGCTGCCTGCTGCTGAGTTCACACTCAGTAGATTGGCATAGTTGGAAACTGGGTATCCATTGGCCAGTACGCTGGAACTGATTTGCCAGGTATTGGCTGTGGTGTCAAAACGTAATCCAGCAAAGGTGTTGGATGTTTTTTGGGCTATCATGCCCATGTCTGTCAAGGAACCGGTATTGTTAGCAGCCACTGTTATAAATGGACTGCTGACAGTGTTGCCTGTGGTGCTGGTAACGTTGCCGTTGACTACTAGATTAGCATTGATCGTGAATGTACCCTGGCCATCAGGACGCACAGTATAGGTCAGGTCGCCACTGGTATTTTTATATGTTGTCATTCACAGATCCTCTAGGGTATTTATGCGATTTGTTTGACTATAGAACCATAAAAAATCCCGCCGAAGCGGGATTAGTTTTAGTGCTGTCTTAACTATTATGATGTATAGTTGGCTACCTGTGCCAGGGTCAGATTGCCTGTACCGTTGGTCCAAGTAACAGGATCTGCACCAGATTTGGCTGTGGTTATAGCAGCTTCTGTAAATGTGAGACCACGTGTGTTACCCGCAGCTGTAACAATGTTTGCGGCGCCTTCTGCGGCAGCCAACTGGAAAGTTGTTGTGCCGTTGGTGTCAATTACATAGTAGTTGGTTGGGTTAGAATAACCAGTGATCGTGGCATTGCCGGTAAATGCACCACTGACTGAAATAACCGCACCCGATACAATAGTAGTAGCATTGGCAGTAAACCAACCTGTGGTGTTGGCCACTTGCACGTTACTTAATGTAACTGGATTTGTTTCACCAGCAACAAAGAAGTTCACAGCGTAGCGAACAGGAGGTGTTGAGTTGTCCCAGATGTACTTGTTGGTCAAACGAGTAGCATAAACCGTACCGCCGTTGGCATCAAATGTCATATTCATTTGACCTGAGCTGATTGTGCCGCTAGGTGTCAATACACACTGACCAGCGTCGCTGGCTGTACCAGAACCGGATCCGGCATTGTTGGCTGTGAATACATCACCTACCTGTGGGTTGATACCAGCACCACAAGCAGTAAAGTTAGTATTGCCCAAGCTGAGGATTTGATAGCTGAAGCCAGGTGTAAATGATCCGGCTGTCACCGAGTCTTCGCCTGCTACCAAGTACTTGATCTGACTCTTTTGACGAATAATGTGTGCTGAACCTTGCTGACCGTTTACATTGGCAGTGATAGCTACCACTGGATAAGACGATGTAGCCACGTTGGTGTTGCTACCACCAACTACGCCCAAGAATTCTGAAGCTGTCATTCCAACAGGAACCACGGCTGTGCCAGGATCCAAATTGGCAAAACTGTTAAAACCGATATCTGTTGGAGTACCGGCATTTAATTTTTGTATTTTAAGTGGACGACCCATTTTGTTTTCTCCTTAAAGAAGTCCCATGCGGGTTCTAGCCGCTACGCTGTTGGGTTCCCCTTTCAGCATAAAACGCACTATTGCGTTGACTTGTATTTATGGGTTGATAGATATTTTGACTAGGTCAGTGGCTATTATTAAATAAGTCCATGGACATCAACGAAGCTATCAATCTCGGCAACGATTACCGAGCCCAACACAATCCTGAAGCGGCCCTATCCTGTTATGTACAGGTCATAGCGGCCAATCGTCAGGTACCGGCAGCCTGGAACAACTATGGCAACGTGCTGAGAGAGTGCGGTGAACCCGAAGCAGCCATACCTTTTTTAAAGCAGGCTATACGTCTGGACCCTACCAACGAAACTGCTAGATTCAATCTGGCTGTGGCCTATCTCCTGGCAGGCGACTATGAGAATGGTTGGCCTCAGTATGAAGAACGCTGGCAGTACGAGCATCTCAAGGGACTCTTGCCCAATTTGCCACAACCTCGCTGGACCGGACAGGACCTGCAGGGTAAAACTATTTTAATCACCGGCGAACAAGGACACGGTGATAACTTGCAGTTCATACGCTTTGCTAAGAATTTAGCTGATCGCGGCGCCCAAGTCAAGGTAGCGGTCAACAGCAGCCTGGTTCCGTTGTTCCGCAGTATGAGCTGTATCTCAGAATTCGTGGATGATCTGAGCACAGCTGAATTTGATTACTGGACGCCAATCATGAGTATTCCGGGTTATCTGGGTGTTACTTTGGATAATCTTGAGCATGTACAACAGTACCTGTATGCAGATCCTGCTATGATCAAGGCCTGGGGCGACCGCTTGGGACCTAAGAAACGCCTGCGTGTGGGTTTCTGCTGGTCGGGTCGTAGAGATACCTGGATCAACCAGCACAAGGGCATGCCATTCGAAAGCATGCTGGCCTTGATCAAACAAAATCCCACCTATGAGTGGGTCAACCTACAGTGTGATTGCACTGCCGAAGAAGAGGCCGCGTTAGTTGCAGCCGGTGTACAGGCTTACCCTGGTAGCATCCAAACCTTTGCTGATTCAGCGGCCTTGATACATCATATGGACGTGGTTCTTGCTGTGGATACTGCTGTGGCGCATCTTTCGGGCGCCTTGGGTCGCCCAGTCTGGGTCATGTTGAATCAGTTTGCTTTGGATTGGCGCTGGTTGTTGAATCGTGATTCCAGCCCCTGGTACACCACCGCACGCCTGTTCCGTCAGCCCACAATTGGTGACTGGAACACTGTGACAGAAAAAATACACAAGTATCTCAGCTGGTACAAGATCTAGCCCAGGCGAGTCAGGACCCACTGGTCTTGTGGACCGTCGGTAAAGGCTGTGTTGTTTTGATTTTTTAGTATGCTGTAGCCGGGCTTGAGTCGCATTCTTATGGCTTCTTCTGTGGTATCGGTCCAATCGTACAGGTACGAAGGCCACATCTCGGTGCCGGCACCACCGTTTACACAACCAAATCCACCCAGCAGTCTAGTATCATCTACTATGATGATGTCGTTGTAGGGTCTCTTCTGAAGTATTTCTAGTTCGGCCAGGAGCGGTGTTCCTGAACGTCCGTATTTGATTTCATCGCCTATGGCCGTATCACCGGCACTGTAGTGGGCATCTAGGTAGATGGTCACAGGTTCTGGCATGGTGGCCAGCAGTTCTGGAAGCACTGTTTTAGAATTGCCAAGGTGTAGGTGTATGTTGGGGTGATTTTTAAAACGATCTACGCAGTGACGATACCACGTATCACTCAGTTCAACAGAATGAACCTGCTCGTACATATCAGCCACATGACCAATGCCATCACCGCGATAGGTGCCAGTTTCTATATAGTAGCGTGTGGGTTGACGCTGGCTGGCATGATAAAAATGTTCAGTGAGTCTAGGCAATCACTTGCCATTCCATTTGCGATTGGTTCTGGCCCATTCCCAGAAACCTGGATCTCCGGGTTGTGGATCTACTGTGAATATTGACATGATTTATTTTCCTTGTTGGGTTAGCACCAGTTGTTGGTGAGTTCTATAGTGGGTGTCCAGGCGGTCAAAGTGACCGGAAACTTCCAGGCGCCGGCCAAGGCTGGAACTGTGGCTGGATCTGCGCCGCTGGTCCTCCAGGCAGGGTCGGTGCTGTCGATTGGGCTAAGATACATGCGGCCAGAGCCGGCATTGTCGTCAAAACCAGCACGCACTAGACCAATGCGGCCGTCAGCCCACAGGGCCTGGAACACATAACCTGGATAGTTGGTGGTGCTGAGTCCAGCTGCGGCAAAGAAGCTGTCAATGGTGGACTGAGCACTGGGACTGGCACCCAACAACTCTAGATAGTAGTTATACACATTGGAGCCAGGAGGAACAGTATAGTAGGTTCCATCCCACGATCCTCCTACAGCACTAACGGAGCCAAAGTCACCAGCATTGATGGTCAGGCTAGGCAAGGGTGTGGTGTTGGTGATGGTGATAGGATAGTTGACAGTAAACGGATAAGTCAAGCCTTCGCTCAAATACATGATCAAGGGCGAAATACCGCTGATGTATGCTGTGCCGTTGGTAGCGGTGCTGCCGGCACCCAAGGTAATGTTATAGAATGCCGGTCCTGGCAGAGTATTTAGGAAGGTGTTGTTACTGGTTGTGGTAGATAAGACTAGGAAACCAGTGCCGGTGCTGGGACCGCTTGCGGAAAACAAAGGACTGTTGATGGTAAAACCAGTAGGGTCGTTTACTGTAGCTGTGCTGTCTTCCAGTTGATTTCCAGCTATGACAGGTGGGCTCATTTCGGCATAGCCAAAGGAGCCGTCAACTCCGGGAGTTGGAGTACTGCCGCTGACCGCACCCATTTGCCAACCGGGGCCTACCTGCCATCCGTTTTGTATCTGTACTGTGAATGCTACCATGATTCTGTTCCTTGTGTTATCTGTTACTTATGCCTGCGGCCAACAAAAAAGCACCTTGCGGTGCCTTCTTGCTCTTCCCATCCCGAAGGACAAGATGATTCTGTGCTTCTCTGATTAGGAGAATGACAAGTTTTGTACAGCGATCTCGCCAACATAGTCAGCTGCGTTACCGAAGCTGGATGCTGTGTTGGTCAACTCTACGAAACCATAACGTGTCATGAATGATACGACTGGTTCGAAAGTTGATGGATCTAATACAACACCACTGCTCATTAAAGGAATGTATGGGCAATAGAACGCGGCAGCATCTGCCTCGCTTGTACCCTTATAGCCTACTAACACGCTTTGTGTATCTTGAGCATAGCTGTTTACAAACACACGCATTGCACCGTTGAGTGTACCAACAAACTTGGTGTTTGTAGGTGCTTCAAATGTGCCTTCTGTTGTGCGAGCAAAAGCTGAAGTTGTTGCAGACTGCAATACAGTCAAGGAAGCTGGAGATACAACACACCAGTTACCAGCGCCACGACGTGTACGCTGAGCGATCAAGTTAGCAACGCGGTTGATCAACACTGCCAAAGCGGCGTGCTCATCACCAACGAATGTTGCTGTACCGGATACAGTAGCTTGGTTGTATGTGTACTCTGTAGCTGCCAATGTCTGGAGGCTCAAGAGGATCTCTTGGTCGATCTCAGCTGTGATCTCTTGTGCAAGAGCAGCCATGATCTCTGCTTCAACGTCAATGCCATGCATGGCTTGTGCGTCTTGTGCAGATTCAAATGTCCAACGAGCTTGTAACTTGCGTGTCTTAGCTTCAACAGCTTGTTTCAAGATCTGTACGGAAATTTGCTTACCGCCTGTACCTTCCATTGTTGCTGTGTTGTTACCAGTGTAACCACTAGCTGTTGTTTGGCCTTGTGGTACAGTGGAGTATGCAGTAGCGATTGTGAATGGGCTCAAAGCTTCTTGGCCAGCTGTAACACTGGTAGCAGCTTGTGAGTTATCCTGCAAACTCTGTGCATAACGAACACGCAATGTGTGGATTTGACCAACAGGACCTGTCATTGGCTGTACGCCGACCAACTCGTTAGCGATAACAGTTGGCATAACACGTCGAATCACTGGCAGAATCACACGGTTTAATGTAGCGATGTTACCAGAACCAGTTGAACCAGAAGTTGCATTTTCACGCAAGTACTTCTTGGTATTTTCAAGGATTACACTCATGGAATTGCGCTTGGAGCCTGTGAGGCCTTCTAGCAACGCATCCTTGGTTTCGTCCCAACGACCTTCTAATAATTCTTGTGACATTTAAGTCTCCTTTATTATGTCTTTGGTTTACAGCCCTGCCAAACGCTTTAGATCGATCACGTTGGATTGTTCTTCAACTTGATCTGCATCTGGACTGCGGGCAGATTTATCGCCAGTGGCTTCGGATAATGATTCTACAATCACCTTGGAGGCTTTTGTGGAACGATCTTCTAAAACCGCTGGTAGATACTTTTCAAAAGCACTGGACAAACGTGTTGTCTGTACGCTTTCGAGCAAATTACGCATCACTTCTGCTTTTTCCTTGTTCAAAGGAGCCAGCAATTCCTCTAAGGCAGCTTCACGCTGATTAGATTCTTTGATGATACGTATTTCGCGTTCTTTGTTTTCAACCAGGACTTTCGCCTTCTGGGTGAATTTGATGGCTTCGGCCAATTTAGCATCTTTGGCAGCGATTGTGTCATGCAGTTTACGAACTTCTTGCTTCTCATTTAAATGAGTTGCGCCAAATTCACTGGCATACGCTTCAAAAATGCGACGACCAAAATTGTTCTCGCGAGCAACCTTGATGTCTTCTTTCAACTGACTGAGTTCACCCTTAAGATGTGTGCTAACAGCGTTGGACATCTTCTTGGCGCTTTCTGTTACAAAACGTGCCTTGAGTGTTTCCAACTGAGCGCGAGCTTCACGCACCAAACGAACTTTTGTGTTGACCACATCTTGTTTGTCTGTTGCAAATTCTTGAATCTCGCGTGCCAGTGCATGTACTACGAAACTTTCCAGTTTCTCAATACCTTCACTGTGCATCTTGCGATCTTTGCGCAGTTCGCCAATTTCTTCAGCAAGTTTGGTAACCATAAAGTTGTTGAACTTTGTGGCTGACTCTTTCATCTTGCTTTGGAAACGGACGCGATCTTCTGCGAGTGCTTGCTTTTCAGCTTGTACCTGCTCGAGTTCTGCGGTTAGACCTTCTGTTACCATACGATCCAGGGCTTCCACCATCACTGACTTGTCATGCTCATAGCGTTGTGCAAACTCTTCGCGGAGTTCTGCACGTACCTGTTCACGAGCTTCGTTCAACTTGGCTTCCCATGCTTCTGAGATTTGCTGTTGAGCTTCTTCGTTGATCAGATCGCTATCTAGTAACGGTTTAATAGCATCTAGCATATTATTTCCCTTCAATCTTGAGACCACGGATCAGACGAACTACTTCGTCCTTGACGTATCTCTGTGCTTTGTTGCTCTTGGCTGGGTCTTTGAACATGTCCAACAGGCGTTGTCCACCGGCATGATTTAACAGGCCTTCGTAGATCGCTGTGGGGTATGCATTTGGAGCACTTGGCTGAGCAACCACATCTACAGTGACGATTTCAAAGTCACTGACATGTCCGTTATGGTCGTTGACATTACCGCTGCCACGACTACTAACACCTAATTTCACACCCGACTGCAACATGGTCTTGACCAGTTCGCCCATGGGTGTTGGCAATATCTTTAATGTGCCCATGCCAGCTGGACCTTCCATCCACATTTTTTCAATCATGTGACTCACACGATCTAGATTGATTTTCAAATCATCTGGATGATCAACTTCGCCCAAAACTGAGTGACCGGTTTTGATCTGTTCGTTGATGGTATCAACTGCCTTGGCAATTTCATTTACAGGATATACACGCTCGTTGGCGTTTCTTACGCCGCCCTCAATGCAAACACCACGTAACTTCATGGTCTTGCCAGAGCCATCGTGGGCTTCCTCAGTGAGCAATTCAATGCCCGCCTGAGTGAAGCTTAGATGTTCTTTTAGATATCGAGCCATATCTCTGAATTAACCTTTTGGAAAAGGTGTTTTTGTGTTTACACCAGCGGCTTGTGCTGTAACTGGCTTGGGTGCAGCTGCTAACTTGCTGTTGGCTGTGCCTTTGCCTGGTACATTCTTAAACTTGCCTGCTTCTGGCAAATCGCCAGATTTTGGTGCTGGACGGCCTTGAGCTGTATCACCGGTCATTTTGACTGGGCTCGCTGCCATACCTTTTGCGCCACTGTTAAAAGCAACTACGCTTTTGTTGTTGGCACCATCATCGCCGTGTGTTGGAGCTGGAACCTTGTCTAATGTGACATTTTCCATCATTTGGTCATCGGCAAAAGCCATGGTGTCGTCTTGTGCCAATGCATCACCGGCCAATTCTTCACCTTCTTCGCCTGCCAAATCACTGTGCTCACCTTCTTCGCCGGCCATCAATGACTCAAACTCGGCCATCAATTCGTCTAACTTGTCTTCCAAGTCAACCACGCGATCTTCGATGTCGCCTTCGTCATGGTCTTTTTCCATGTCGTGTGTGAGGTCTTCGCCGTCTTCTTCGGCTTCGTCGTCAAACTCCTCGTCGTTTTCCATCATGCCGGATTCGTCGGTTTCAACGTCGTCGATCAAGTCATCAGAAGCATCGCCGCCAATGGACTCGTCCATTTCTTCTTCTTCCATGCTTTCGTCTAATTCTTCTTCTGCAGATTCATCCAACTCTTCTTCTGCATCTTCTTCCTTAGCTTCGTCAAGATCTTCTTCTTCCTCATTCATGAGGTTCTCATAGATTTCGCGGCTTTTCTCAACCACGATATCATGGAATAATTCTTTGGCTTTCGCCTCTTCATCATTGATCACGTATTCGATCAACTGTTCAAATTTCGATGTCATATTTTTTCCTCCAAAGTTATGGCTCGTGGAATATTTACACGTGAGAGGAAATATGTGTACTTTTGAGGAGGAAAACTGGTACTTTTATTACGGAATCGTAATAACTGGTACCGTTTTTACATGACCGGCGCAGCCGGGGCTGGTGCGTACTGCTTCTTGACCAGCTTGAGTTTTTCTTTGTATTCGTAGCTACGCACATCGTTCATCTGGCGCAATTTGCTGATTTGACGCAGAGTTAGACGTGTCTTGCGCAGGTTCTTTAGCGTGGGCTGACTGTTATCTTGGCTGAGATCTTGATAGGCCTCAGGACTTTTTTGGTATATTTCGTTCAGGATCATGCTGTATTTATTAGATACCGGGTATAGTAGGAGCCGCTCCGCCGGGTGCTGGTGGTGCTCCTGCGCCGGGTGCTTGTCCTGCTACCGGAGCCTGAGCTCCTGCTGCGCCAGCTCCAGGAACTATTTCGGCACCGGCTAGTTCTTCGCCGGCGGTGATATCGCTTTCCAAGCCAGCCGGGGTGATGCCCACTGATCGTAGATCCTGCCCTTGGGTGGTTTCCAGTTCAGGTTCTTCGCGCTCTTCTCTCCAGGCCTGTTCATTTTCCAGGATTTCCTCGTCGGTCAAGCCTAGATAGCGTTTTAACATGAAGCGTTTGCTCATGTAGGGCAACTGCTCCAGCTGTGTAAAGGCCTGTATGCGAGTGTTGTCCATTTCAGCCTGGCGATAGGTCGCAAAGTTCTGTGGTGGAGTAAAGGTAATGTTGAACAGACTGGAGTCAATGTTGAAGCCTCTCCAGTGCAAGAACATCTTGAATTCGTCATCCAACTTCTGCATGATCAGGTTCTGTAGACGTTTGCAGTACTGATTAAAGCGATATTCCTGTATCAAGGCCGTGCCCACACGTCCGTCGTTCATGGGCAGGCTAGAATCGTCTGGGCCGGTGGGTAAGTAACTAGAAGGCACACGCAGACCACGGGCCATCTTGTTGTTGAAATATTTTAAGTCGTCGATTTCGCCCAGATTTGTTCCGCCAGGCAGGACTTCTACCGAACTGCCACGACCGTCTGATGCGCTGGGGAAAAAGTAGTCTTCGTTGATGCTGAGTGGATTGTAGCTGGCATCCATCATGTTGGCGCCGCCACCGGTGTTGGTAGGAATGCGTCGTTGATGCATTTCGTTTTTGACCCGTTCCACAAAGGCCATGGCCATGTGGCTGGGCATGTTGCCCACGTCAATCTTGAACACTCGGCGTTCTGGGGCTCGCTGTACACGATAGATCAGTACAGAGTCTTCCAGCAGTTCTTTTTGCTTGTAGACCTTGAATATGTTTTCCAGGATGCTTTGTCCAAAGGGCCAAAAGTAGTCCAGGCCTTCGTTCAGGCTCAGGTGTACTATGTGGCGAGCATCCAGACAGCTTTCGTTCATGGCCTGTGTAAAACGACTGTTGCCGGTGCCACCACCTGCTCCACCATAGCCACCGCCGTTGGGCGCGGTATAGTTGGTTTGTCCTGCACTTCCTGTGGCTCGACTCACATAGTAGTCACTTGTGGTCTTCTGGGCCATGCTCATGTTTTGGAAATTGGGGTTGATATCACGTATGATATACTGCTCAGGACGCTTGCCTTCTGACTCGTTTACAATGATACGGGCCACCTTGACCATGTCAACCCAGTACATTTCAAAGGTTTCTGGGTCGCGTACAAACACCTGATCGCCGTACTTGATCACATTGCGGAACAGCTTGAACATGCGCTGATCAAACTTGTTTAGTTTGGTCCACTGTTGCAACTGTTTCTTGATGATTTCAATTTCGTGATCGGTGGGCTTGTCACGGAAGTGTATGTCAAACGGTGTTTCGTTGTCGTCATTCAGCTGGGTGCTGAATTCAGCAATGATGTCTAAGCAGGCATTGACTTCTGAATCTTGATCCATGTTTTCGTATTGGTTGTAGCGTTCAATACGATTGGGGTGTCCCGAGTACACTTCGGGCAAGCGGCTGGCATAGTTGCGGAAGCTGAAGTCGTTGCCGGTGCCAGGTGTTTCGTCGGCACTACCGCGCTGGCGCTGATAGCCTGGCATGCCGAATTGGTTCTGTCCAGAAATGGGACTCAGTTGGCCGCCGGTATTTGCGACCTTGAAGTATTTTTTCCAACCTTTTTTACGGTTGTTGTCGTTGTCTGCCATGGTAGTATATTTAGCGGATTATGACTGGCGCTGTAATATCTTCTTGTTGACAGCCAACAGTTCTTTTTGTGTTTGATTCAATTCGGCAAAGTGTTTGCTCAGGGTGGACGATTCGCTTTGTCCAGAAGTTCCGCCGCCTGTGAGCATTTGCTGTGCCTGTGCCACCTGATTTACGGCCGGACCGGTGGGAGCCTGTGTGTTGGCCATGGTGTTTTGGTAGCCCGATGTAGGACCCGCAGGAACTGCGGCAGCACCGGCGGTATTGCCGGTTGAGGCCATGGCCGAGCCACCGATCTTGTTGTAGGTGCCCATCCAGTTGGCTTGATACTGCTGGGCAGTGAGTCCGTTGTTGGCTGCCAACTGCTGTGGCGACATTTGGCCTTGCAGATTGCCAGTGTACCAGGCATTGGGTACCTTGCTGACATCACCACCGGCCTGCTTGAGCAGGTTCTGAACATAGTTCTTGGCCACAGCATCTTGTACTTCTTTGGGTGCATCTTTGGCGCTTTTGAATTCAGTTCCTATGCCGGCCTTTTTGGCCTGTTCTTTCCAGGTGCTGTCAATAAACTGATATGCTCCAGATGCCGACGATCCCTTGGCCTGGGCCGCATAGTTGCCACCTGACTCTCTGGTGCGTATGGTGGCCAGGACCTTGTCCACATCAGAGGCATTGGCCGGAACCGTATTGTCGGATATTTTCTTTAGGGCAGCCGCACTTTTGGCATCGTCCAGGCTTTGAGGTCCTGTGGTTCCGCCAGCACCCTTGGGTCCAATGGCTTTAACCGCGCCTGCGCCAGCACCGGTGATGCCGTTCAACAGGTCAGTAAAGTACTGCAGGGCCTTGGTCACAGGCATGATGCCTATCTGTTTGAGATCCTGCAGGCTGTCACGTATGTCACGCTGTGCTCTAGCTGTTTTGGCCAAGGCATCGGTGGCGGTGTCGGTGACTTTCATTTCACCGTCGGCCTGTTTTTCTGAATCTTTAAGATCTTTAGCAGCCTGTGCTTTACGAATTTCAGCTAGATTTCCGTATACTTCCATTGATTGGCCGGCAGTTGCTAATAGATCAGCATTTTTCAAAGTACGAGCGCCATTTTCTTTCATGGCCGCCTGAATATCTTCCATGCTGGCACCTTCTCTGATCATACGGGCCGCATCTGGGAATGAGCGTAGGAACTGTTGCGCTTCTTTGCTATTCATCATGCCGGTGCTGAAGTTGCGGAACATTTGCGCGGTGCCTTCGCCGTACTGCTTGGTTATGACGGCGTTGAGAGCGTCATTGCGATCAGCTATAGCACCCATATTTTTGGCTCTCAGCAACTCTTGACTGGCTCCGTATCTTTCTTCAGCTGCTGCTTTTTCTCGTATG